AGAGCATTGTTGTAGAAGACAAGCACGTAGCTTCTGTGTTTGATCTTACTTCAAAGTACAACAAGAAGAAGGTCGAAAAAGCTATGTTGGAGTTCGCTGACACTTTCAAAGGAAGAGGCTTGTATGATCTGTCTCCTGATGAAATTGATATCTTGACTGCTTATCTTGAAGCTAAAGAAGAGTACAACAAAGACTACTAAAACAAAAATGCCTCGCACAACATTCAAGTTGTTGCGAGGCTTCTTTTTATTTAATGCCGTGAATAGTTACGGCTTCTGTGATCCAAAACTGAAACTCTGAGAAGCGAGTCTCTGCATTGGTACGCTCTGCTGATTCTGGAACATTGTCTTCCATGTACTCAATCAGAGGCTCAAGGTACTCAGCAAAACCTTGTAGAAACTGTTGTCGTTTACCTTCGTCACTCATTTGCTAATACGCTCCTTGTTGTAGAAATATGCAGCATTGTAGCCTCGCTCCCACTCACGATAAGCTTGTGTATCAGCTTTGTTTGGGTTAGTCACAACAAGCTTAGCTGCAATCCAAGCTTTGTGTTCTGCTGTACCGTAGCGATGCGGATTGCGGTGTGTCTTAGTAAAGCCTTGGTAGCCTGCTTCATACGGCGTCATGTCATAGTCCTTCTGCGTCAAATGCGATAATCCACTGCTTACAGATATCACTACGAACAATGTCGTCGATCTGGAAGTCAATCACAGGGATACCCATGTTATACTTGTTTGCCATTTCTACACACTTAGCTAGACCACTTTGTGTCTTACCACGAAGATCAGTCTGCTTAATGTCACCGTTGATAACGATGCGTGATCCTTCACCAACACGTGTAGTCAGAAGCTTCAACTCTTCAATAGTCAAGTTCTGTGCTTCGTCTACGATGATGAAAGCGTTAGATAGAGTTTTACCTCGTGCTGTAGCAATAGGCTGAGCTAGAATGTTTCCGTTCTTTAGCCCTGTCTCTACCACACCATTACCAAGCTGTTCCATTAGAACGTCAATGACTGGTGCAGCCCAAGGTGCATTCTTTTCAGCCAAGTCTCCGGGAAGTGCTCCGGGGTCTTTACCAACAGCTACTGCAGGACGCAGGATTACAATGCGTTTAATCTTACGCTGAATGTACAGATTAGCGGCCTCTGTTGCAGCTAGGTAGGTCTTACCAGTGCCAGCATAACCAATGACAATTACTTGATCACTAGTACGCATAGCTTTAAGCATACGCTCTTGGTTGTCGTTCTTTGGGTGAATGTTTACAGTACGTGCTCTAGTCTCAACTTCTGCATTGGAATAGTTAGTACGCGCTGGGCGAGGTGAACGAGAAAGCTTCTGCTTTTGTCGTGCCATTATTTTTCTCTTGTGTGAGAGTTTCTGTTATAGGGTTACTTAGAAGACTACACAAAAAGGTCGTGTAGTAGGCGTAACAGATTTAGTATCTGTGTTGGCTTTAACGGATGCTTTAGGAGTTAAATCAAATCCCATCTTGTAGCGTCTAGTTACTACATAAGGATTACCAGAAGAGTCAAGCACCCAACTCTCTACTCCGTTTTCTACAAACACTGTAGGATTGACTACTGTTCCATCCCAACTTGACATATAAACTCCTAGTGAAAACTGGTGCTGCCACGAGGACTCGAACCCCGCGCATCCACATTACAAGTGTGGCGCTCTACCCGATGAGCTATAGCAGCTAAATATCCACAATGCTAAAGTACGCTTTAACGTCTATGTGGACTCGACGTGATGTAACTACAGACGATCTTAATGGGTATTAGCTTTCGCTGCAGGGTTTCTGGTTACATCAAAGAGCTACTACAAACCCTTTTTCGCTTAATGTTACATTTACTAGGACAAAACGTAATCCTGTCCTAGCTTTTGTAACAGGGACGATGCTGCAGCACCTTCTCAGTGTACGGGTTGCCAAGGTTAAAGACTATCTCGGAAGCGTCTACCCGACCTCACTATACAGCCATTCCTATATAGTCGTATTACTACACTGCCTGTGTTTCTAGTTGTACCATAAAGTTACAACAATGTCAACCCCATTCTTTGATATATTCAACTAGATCACTGTGGCCACCAATGTATCTACCGTTATACCAAATCTGTGGCACAGTGTCTAGCCCAGCGCGAATCATCAGCTTCTTAATCATTGGGTGATCCGTGTACAGATATGCTTCGTAGCTGTCGCCCCGCTCTTTAAGCAGGTCTTTAGCTTTATCACAGTAGCTACAGTTTTCACGTGTGATGATGTAGTACATTACTCTACGTACTCCCAATCTTCTGCTAGAATATCTGTTTGACTTGCAAGCCACGGAACCATCTTATTATCTGCAGTTTTCATGTATAGATACGGCAGAGACATTTTGCTGTAAGCATCAGGTGTCTGTAGTGCAATCCACATACCCTTACCGTTCCAGCCAGTTCGTTGCAGCTTCTTTCCTTGCTTTAGCCCATTAAGAGCATAGGAAAAAGATACACTCATTGTTTACTCCTTATCGAATGGGGCAAGCACCAGTGGCACAGCTTTCCTGATCAAGCTCTTCAAGCGTGTTAGCTTTATCCAGATCAAGAGGCAGCAGCGTCTTAGTGTATGCTTTGAAGGTTTCTTTAGTCACAACTTCCTGCGGCAGATAAGTGTAGCCAAGGTCTGCAGCAGTCTTAGTAGGATCATTGCGATAGATGAAGGAAACACCAACATACGTATCCCAATTCTGTAGCAGCCACTCAACGATAGCTGGCACTTCACTCTGATCATAGCTAATAGTCACAGAGCAGTTGTGATCCACGTAGTTATCCATCAGAAGCTTGTAGCGATCAAGTTGTGCTACAGCAGACTCAAGGTTAACTTCCACACCATCTACAACGTCAAACTTCACATCTTCATACGAAACAGGAAGTCGAACCATGACAGCATCCGTGATACCTTCAACTTCAAAGATGTGGTAGTTTGCTGCTTCAAGCAGAGGCACAAGCGGATCATGCTTGCCAAACTTCACGTTGTTGAAGATGTACTTACCAAGCGGCTTATGCACACCTTCTGTGGTATCCATGATCTTACCAAGCGTACCAGAAGGCTTCACAGTAGTCACAAGCTTAGCACGAGGAAGTCCAAGCTCGTCAGCCATAGAGTCAGCACCTTGCTTAGCATACTGACGAATAGCTTGATAAGCTACAGCATTGTTGACGTGTTCCCAACGCACAATACCAGTGATACCAACACCACACAGACGCAGGAACTCATTAAGCTCATGCCAAGAACGCTGCAGAACGCCATCATCCAAGTTAACACAAGTCTGTCGGTAGTTAGCACGTGCTGCTACTTCCATTGCACGATACAGGGCAGCAATGTCACCATTAAACTTCCCTAGATCAACTTCCACAAGGTTACAGAAGCTTTTATTACCAAGGAGAATTTCAGCACAAGGATTAACACCCTTAAACCAAGGTGCGCGTTTAGTAGCAGCTTCTGCATTGATAAATCCGGGTTCACTACCACCAGCTTCTTGAATCTTTTGGAAGATGTGCAGTAGCTCCCACTTAGAAGGTTTGTGGTGGAACAGAATGGAGTTGTTACTTTGAGTACGATGGAAGTTATTGTGCAGCCAGTAGTCCTTCTTAGCCACAATGAAATCATCAATCTCAGAGCTTTCAACGTCCATCACTGCAATCTCTGCAGAACGTCGAGACGACAGAATAGTACCAAGCCAATTCATAACGTCAAGGATATCCATTTCACGCAGAAGCTTACCTGCACGTTTACTAAGGATTTCACAGATAGCTTTGAATGCTACATGAATTTGATCATCACCAGAGCTAATCCATCCGTATCCCTTGAGGCGTTCACCAGCAGGACGAATCTCTTGGTAGTTAAGCACGATAACGTCAACAGGTTCCTTCATAGCAAGAAGCTTACCTGCAGCCTTAGCCCAAGCTTCTGCACTGTCACCAATACGAAGCTCCCACACCTTCAAGCCATCACGAATATAGAAGTAGTTTGTGTTATGCTCAAAGCCACGATTGGTACGTGTAGAGCGAATAGTTTCAACTGTAGTAGGACGAGTGAAGCCATTGAGAGTGCCAACTACAGGCTTAAACCCTACGCCACAGCCTTGCAGCAGAAGCCACAGAGCATCAACTACATCGTGAACAGTTTCAATCTCACCGAAGCTACAGTTAAACATAGAGCTTTCACGTGTCTGTGCTACACTAGTACCACCAAGCCACAACGTGCGTCCAGACGTAGACACTTTGCGATCAATCATAAGCTTACGAAGCTCTTGAAGCTCAGCGTAATCCGTAGAAGTCAGATCAGCTTTCTTGGCACGTTTCCACAGCCACTCTTGGTGTCCAATGACACGATCTACAGTCTCTGCCCAAGTCTCAAATACAGCACCAGCTTCATCTTTGGGCCTATTGTAAGTACGTCGAGTAAGAATCTCTGCTCTTGCTGATACTTTATGTTTCGCCATGTTCATCCCTTAATCTTAGTTACAACAATGTCAGATACTTCTGCATCGTCTAGGTCATGCAGCAGATTAGATACAGCATCTGCTACGTCTTGTTCGTGGTTCTTTTGGAAAGTAGAGAGGATATTGCTACCCTCGTCCACTTCAATCTCAATGCTAATGCTAAACTTCATATTACACCAAGTGGCTCAGGTCAGGAGCTTTGTAGTTTGGACCTTTGAGAATTTTACCATCTTCACGACGAATAGGTTTCCCATCATCACCAAGCTTCGACATATTGCTTGCGTGTACCAGCTTCACAGCTTCATACAGAGTGTCTTCACCGAACATAGCAAGGGCTGTAGCAAGCTTAGTGTCAGCATTGTCGATCAAGTCTTGGATTCTTTTGATACGTTCCTCAGAGACAAGATGCACAGAAGCTAGAGTATCAGCAATACCAACCAAAGGAGTAACAACGTACACCACATCAGCAGCTTCTTTCAGCACCTTTTCACGATCAACTTTGTCAGCAATAAGCTCTTCGTGAAGCTCCTTGGTTTCCTCTTCAACGAGGCGTTCCCACAGTGCGATATCAGTGGAAGCATCAAAGGTACGGATAAATTCACACACTTCGGTTACAGCGTTAATCATATTAGGCTCCTTTTACATTGAATTGTTTATCGTCAAGCATAGATTGCAAAGTGTCACGCAGAGCTTGAACACCAGCATAAAGCATCAGCAGTCGAGCACCATAGTAGATGATCTTACGTGCATCGTATGCTTTAGTCGTACCTTCTTTTTCTCCCCAACGCCACGCAGCTTTGAAGATATCTTTAAGATGTAGTGAGTCTCCGTGCCACCTAGTAGCAGCCAAGTCTTCCATTACATCGTTTAGTGTGGTAGCACCAGCAGGAAAGTCGTAGTAGCTACTAGCGCCGCCATCAGACTTTGTTTTAACTGCATCTTTAACGATTCGTCGTAGTGCGTCTGTCGATACTTCTGCATGTTCTACTGGTCCTGATATCCAACGTCCATTTTCATAGTGCATTACTTCTTTGTATCCCTAAAGCTAGTCTTGACTACTTTCTTATCTTCATCAAGGTAAGTTTTGATCTTTGTAGCAGGTACATCACCATACTCGGCTTGAAACTCAGAAAGTGTCTCTTTACAACGCTTGATAAGCTTCTTAGCGAATTTCTCGTCTTCTTGCATCTGCTTGAAAGCTGTAGCCAGAAGAGTCAACGCTCCTACCATTTGTACGTGTGTTTCATCATCTTCATCTTCAACGAAAGGAAAAGCCATACCAATCTTGATATTCAATTCCTTAGTGTCAGTGAAGTACGGCACAAGCATCAGCGAATACGTGTTGTATTCATCATCAGGATCATAGTCGTTCACTTTTCACCTGCGACTTTGTACTTACGCTCTTTGCTAGAGTCACGTACCAACTCTTTGCCACCCTTTGCAGTCTTAAGTGGAATGCTGTGTGCCTTAGTCATACGCTTAAGCCCAACAGTCTTAGTGTTAGCTTCACTCATTTTGTATCCTTCCGTGGTGTTTTAAGTTTGATCTTGGTAGCATCAGCAATTTCGTATCCGTCTTCTTGTAGCCAAGCTAGAGGGATAACTCTGTGCGCCCACTTGAAACCGTGTTGCTCACACCATTCGCTATAGCATGTCTTTGATCCTTTGTAAAGCTTTCCTTTAGCATTACTGAACACAAAGCGAATATCTAACTCAGGGTGTTGCTTTTTTATCTCTAAGTGTTTGCGTCTGTCGTCAGCATCGAACATACCTTTAGTTTCAATGATGATGCCATTGTCAAGCAAGAAGTCTGCTGTGTACGTTCTGTAGCTAAGGTCTTCCCACTCAATCTTCAACTGCTCATAGCGAATCTTTTCTTGGTGTTTAGACAAAAAAGCAGCAGCCTCTTTTTCAAGGCCACTGCGATACTTAGCTACAACGTGTCTGCGTTGCGTATTAGGTTTCATCAAGAACTACCAGCTTTACTTTTACCACTACAAAGCCGTTATTGTGTGCATCCTCGGACCATTTGGCACGTTTCCAGTAAGGCTCTTTGTGATCAGGGTAAAGTGAAGAGTACCATGTATGAGCATTCCACGAATTTTTAGCTGCACCTACAGTGTCGTATGTGTTGCCATCATTCCAGAACTTATTTGACTTAACCTTCTACACCACATAC